GTGTGAACACAACATTTATTAAACTTTATAGAAAACTTGCAGATCATGAAATAATGCGAGATCCTACTGCGCTCCAGATATTTATATGGATTCTTATATCAGTTGACTACAAAACAGGAAAAATGATAAGTGGTAGATTTTTTGCTTCAAAAATACTAAACATAAAACCAAGGACGTTTCACAAAGCACTGTCAGAGCGGTGTCAACATAGGTACAAACTAGTGACACTATCTAGTGACAACAAAAAAACAATCATTTCAGTCAATAACTGGGATAAATATCAACTATCCAGTGACAGCTCCAGTGACAAGCTGGTGACATCAAAGGGACAACAAAGTGACACTATTCAAGAATATAAGAATAAAAGAATAGAAGAAAAGACTAAGAATCCTATAATATCTAACGATATTTTCTTTTCTCCTTTTAAGAGTGAGCTAGATACCACTACCATGGAGAAAGCAAAGAAGTTTGATGTTCGCCCCAAGGACATAGCATACTGCGCCAACGTAGCCCATGAGTGGACTAGAGGTCATGACAAAAAAACAGACACCAATGAAGGATGGGATTCATTCTTCAACACCTGGATACTTCGCTCACTTCGTAGGCACGAAATAGCAACCCTATCGAGTAAAGAGGAGAGTAAACCAAAACCAAAAACAAACAGTGAAGATGAATTCATCAAAAAAATGTACAGGGAGGGACGAATCAAATGAAACTAACCAAAGAGCAAATCAAAAAAACACTCTACTCCTCAATGAGTTTGGCAGATCTTACCAAGGTTTCTAAAAAAGAATCCCTCAACACTGGTGTCTCGTACATAGACAATGACTTTGGCTTCCCCTGTGGATACTACGTCATACTGGGAAACCCAGGCACTGGTAAGTCATGGTTCGCCCTCTGGCTCTCTCGCATGTTCTACCGCCACGATGATCAAATGAGTGTCTATTTCTCGCTAGAAATGCCAGAACCGATGGTACGCAAACGCATACTTCAGCAGTGGTCAGACCTCACAAAATCACAGCTTGAATCTGGAGTATCAACAGAACAAGCCATATCTTTCATGGCCAAAGATACAATTGTCATAAATGACTTCTATGCTTCCGATGCTTCACTGCAAACGCCTGACAACTTTAAAACGTGGATTTCCGTGTATTACAACCTTGGATATAGAATCTTCCACTTCGACCACCTCCACGAGCTTTTTGGGGCAAATGACAACGCTAAGAACCAAACTGTAACAGAACAGTGGGCCAAAGTTTTTCAACAACTATGCAAAGACTACGATGACATTTGGCTTTTTATCTATGCACAGCCCAACGGTGCAGCTGCGAACAAAAGTCTTTTGAGGCGTACCGATATTGCAGGATCAAAGGCAATCACCCAAAAATGTGACTATGTTCTATCCCTCAATCGCACAGTCAATGTTGATGAAAATTTGGGAGTGGTCATTATTGATGATAATGAAAGAAACATACTATTATGGGTGGATAAGTCAAGATATACCGAAAAGTCTCACATTGGTTTCAGAATACATTTTGCTGAGACAGGTAATTTTTATGCAATAGGAGGAAAAGATGTTTGATTCACCAGAAGATATTGAAGAAAAAATAGCTATATATAGCGACCTAAAGTTACTACTACAAAAGATATCAAGAAATGTAAATAATAGTAGAACAATAAGAAACCTAGCAATGGAGGCACTCGATGCAACAAGAAGCGCAGAGCAATTCTATATTGGTCAGAGAGATAAAAAAGAAACGAACACTAGCACTAGACGAAATACTACAGTCACAGAACAGCTTGAAACTTATGAGACAGCTATATAAAAAAGGAGGACACTATGAACGACAGCAAATACTTAAAAACGCCCAAATTGTCAAAGAACAGATTAAACGAAAAACAACCCAATACAAAATCCATTGCAAAGAGAGACTTGAGGAACATGGCAAAGCTGTGGTCGAAGCACTTTTCTAGCAAGCATCCTGAATCACCAACAGACTACACAAAATGGCTACTACGTTAATTGTTAATTGACAATATTTATTGATGATATATACTCATACTATGGCAAAAACAAAACTCTATGACTTGGTAAAAATGGTACTTGAAGAACAGCCAATAACCAGGGCAAGCGATAAATACTTAATTGTTGAGGTGTTATGGTATTTTAGGGTTACTCTTTTAGATGATATACTTAAAAAGTCAGTACCTAGTTTTGAGACTATAACTAGAGCTAGGAGAAAAATACAACAACTCCATCCAGAGTTGTAGACAGATAACATTTTGGTACAAAAGAAACGCAAAAACAAGATGGCTACTAAAGGCGCATTTATTTACAAGGAGACAGTATAATGGACTTCATTTTCTGGATACTCACAGCACTTATATTCTATTTTCTAGGAGCGTATAGGGGTCAAGAAAAAAAGATGATTGATGAAGCCAGAAAAGTAATAACAAGACAAAAAGTCAAGGCTGGTATTATACCATACCCAACCCCACAAGAGATGAAATTCAGAGGCAGTGAAGAAGAAAAAATTGAGGCAGAATGGGATAAGAATTTTCAAGGTAAAATATGAAATGCGACTCTCACTATCCAATCATAGGCAACTGGGACGTTATTCAAGAGGACGGTAATAGTACTACCTATCAATGCCCTAGGTGTAAAGAAACCTACACGGTAGCCACTCACCATGGCCCCCTAGACATGGTACCAGATGAAATGAAAGAAGCTCGCAAGCAGTACGCCGATGAACAAGTACAGCCATACAGACAAGGACAGCTATCGAGGGAGTTTGTAAACCTACACCCCGATAAGGTCAAAGGTATGGTAAAATCAGGTATTGTCACAAAACAACAAGTAAAACAATCAAAGCACGTTTGGAAAAACGACTTGAAAGGATTAAGTGCAAGAGCAACAAGTTAGATATAACATGGGCCACTTAAATGATTACGTTACACTCCATGTATTACTTACAGGAGAGAAACCAAAAGTGATTCAACTCACCCCTGATTTTTACACATGGTACATCCAAGAAACCAACAGAATAGCAGACACCCTCAATCTTAACCTAGGATACAAAAACAACGAAATGCTATTTAACGGTATTCCTATCGAGAAGAAGGTAAAAATAGTAACAAAGTAACTGGCAATCTACAGGCCAATTATGGCAAAGACTAGCACATCATTTACTAAAGACGATCCAAGAATAAACAGAAACGGTAGACCACCAAAACCATGGACTATGGAGGGCTTGATCAGAGAAGCAGCAGAAGAAGAAAACGAGAGTGGTATTCCAAAGAAAAAACTAATAGCAAATAAACTCACTGAGTTGGCAGCAGCAGGTGACATCACTGCAATCAAAGAGGTAAACAACAGACTTGATGGAATGCCAGTACAGAAAAACATATTAGCTGGTGATGAAGAAAACCCAATCCAGCTTGACGTTACAAGCATGATAGCAAAGGTATATGGCAATGACTCCACTGGAGAAGTGCATACGGACAGCTAAACTGGCTGGTGTACCCAGTGACCAGGTAAGCAGGTTTATAAATGCAAAATACATCCCACTTCCCTGGCAATGGCAGTTTCACGCAGATGCACGTCACGCTGATGAAACCAATGGCCCAGTAGACATTGGCCTAGGTGGAGCAAGAGGCCCAGGTAAGAGCCACGCAGTATTATCTCAAGCGGCAATTGATGACTGTAAAAGAGTAGCTAACCTCAAGGGTTTATTCTTACGTCAGACTGGACTAGCAGCAAAAGAATCATTTGATGATCTTGTTTCCAAGGTGTTATTCGGGCATGTACCATACACCAAAACAGGCTCTGTACTCAAGGTTGGTGATAATGGTCGTATAGTCTTGGGTGGCTTCAAAGATCAAAACGACATTGACAAGTACATTGGTATTGAGTATGACTTCATCATAGTTGAGGAACTTAATCAGCTCACCAAGGATAAATACGAGAAATTAAGAGGTTCTTTGCGCACATCAAAGCCCAATTGGCGGCCACGAATGTACACATCTTTCAATCCAGGTGGCATTGGCCATGAGTTTGTACGCTCAAGATATGTCATCCCTCAAAGAGAAAATAGAGAGCGAGACACCAGGTTTATTGGCTCAAACTACAGATCAAACCCTCACTTAAACAAAGAGTATATCGAATATCTTGAAGCACTCACTGGTGATCTGGGTATGGCATGGAGAGAGGGCGACTGGGATAGATTCGCAGGTCAAGTATTCAGTGAGTTTTCATACGATAGACACACAATAAAGCCATTTATACCTAGAGTTGGTGACACCTATATGTCAATTGACTGGGGATACAGTGAGAAGAGTGCATTTGCAGCATATTTACATAAAGTAGTGCAGATGAAAACAGAGGATGGCCAGAACTTCACCAGAGTAATTACATTCAAAGAGTGGTATGGCAGCCAAGTAAATCCAGAGGACTGGGCCGAGAGAATATACAATGATTGTATTGTAATGGGAGTCAAGCCCAATAAGGCGATAGTTGATGGTGCAATGCTTGATAAGCTACAAGACGGCAGTGTGGGTATTGGTAAGACCATGATGAAGAAATGGAAAGAGCTAAACAAAGATGTTGAGTGGTGTCCTATGGTAGCAGCTAATAAAAACAGAATAGGTCGAGTTGCAGTTGTCCACAATTGGCTATCTTCACCAAAATATGTGGATAAACTAGGCAGAGAGAAGAGTGATCTTCCCTATTGGCTCATCACACAAAACTGTCCTAACTTGATACGCACACTCCCGCTTCTTACCTATGATGAACACAGGGTGGATGATGTAGACTGCTTCATAGCTGGAACAATGATTAAAACAATCCATGGAAATAAACCCATAGAGCTAATCAAAAATGGCGACATGATTTTAACTCCCATAGGTTATCGTGAAGCGTATATATGTGGAGAACCAAAGAAAAGCACAATTACTACTATTAAACTCTCTAATGGGAAGGAGCTAACTGGTACCTCTTACCACAAAGTATATATTAGGGATAAAGGTCTTGTTGAGTTGCAAAACCTCAAGATGTTTGATATACTAGAGGAATGGAACACAACCAACCTATCAAAGAAATTATTTACAAAGGTCTTAAATATAGACGCTACGCTAACAGACGCTATTATCAACCTGAAACAAAATACATTAAACAAGGATATCCAGCACTTCACCGTCAGGTATGGATTGATAATAATGGCCAGATTCCTGATAATAACCATGTCCATCATATTGACCACAATACGGACAATAACAATCTTAAAAATCTTGCCATCATTGATAAAAAAGAACACGCTAAACTTCACTACCACGAAAGAATTGACCTCAAGGGAAAACTTGAGAAATGGAGAAACTCAAAAGAAGGAAAAAGCACTCTTAAAGAGAACGCTTATAAAATGCTTGACAGAAATCCTGTCAGGAAATTATCGTGCGTTTATTGTGGAAAACATTTTAGGACAAAACACCAGACAAAAAGGTACTGCAGCGAAAAGTGCCAAACACTCAATTACAGCAAGAATCATACAATATTTTGTCAAATATGCGGGAAGCCATTTGTATTCAAGAGAAAAGAGAACGCACAGACCTGTTCATATAGTTGCGGTTGGGAACTCAGGAGAAGAAATAGTTTATAGACTGAGGGTAAAACAGGCTCACTTGTATTATGCTAATGGTATACTGTGTACTAACACATCACTAGAGGATCATGCATATGACTCGGTGGGTTACTTCTTATACAAGGTCAAATTCACCGCTGTCAAAGCTGGTACTCACTCATACCACATCAAATCACCCACTGTACAACTACAGTATAATGCTAGTAACCAACAATTAGCGTTTGATCCGAAAGAGTTTGCCAATAGATTCTAGTTATTTGATCCTATATACAATATAAAAAGGATTGACAGTAAACCAAGTTGAGCAACTTTGCTCATGCACTGGAGCAGAAAACAGAGAATCTTATAATATGCCAACAGCACCATCCGCACTATTAAGGTCAATTGGAAGAAAACCGAAGGGCATACTAGTATGGCTCACTTATTCAGACACTATATCTCAGTTCAATTGCATTCATTGCAAACGGTCTTTATTCAGAACACAACAAAGAGTAGTAGCAATTATGGTAGGAGAAGGAATACAGGAACCATTTTTCACTTGCCCGATTAGCATTGAGTGCGGTAAGTGCGGTACAATTTACCATGTGCAGGGATTCAGTGAATAGTGATATACTACATATGGATTCTTATTATTCCAGCCTTTGAGCTGGTTTTTTTATAATCTTATGCCACTAAACTCACTCGACACCCAAGCAATTAAACTTCAAGATTCTCTAGTGCAAGAGGCAAGCCCACTCACGCTTAACCTTGAAGATGACGAATTTGTAGAGGTAATTGATCAGAGAATAGCTGACTCAGTTTCTTACTACAAAAAAAAGAATCTATATGCACGACAAGAGAAAAACGTAGCATATTACATGGGCCAACAGTTCAAGCCAGAAGATATACCAAACTACGAACTACCCTACCTTGAAAACGTCATATATGAGGGCATACGCAGAATCAAGCCTATTGCAGCATCAAGACTCCCCGATCTTACCGTGAAGCCTGGAAACACAGATCCAGAAGCAAAGAAGAACGCCAACACTCTCACTGATCTTTTTAATACTGACATGAAGCGCAGAGAGAATAGAAAACTGCTTGGCATGGCTCATGTCCACGAACAACTCTATTTTTACGCTTGTATTAAAGGCAGGTGGAATACTGAAATAGGATCTGATGGTAACTATCAGTTTATAAACGTACACCCCACCAACATAGTTTGGGATCATACCTGCAAGACCAATAGTGCAGATGATATGGCATTCGTAGCTGAAAATGCAGAGCTGACAGTCAAGCAAATCTGTATGATGTTCCCTAAAAAGGAAGAAGAGTTTTTAACATATCTCGGCCTAACTCCAGAAAAAAGAACAGAAAAAGCAATGGCCTCTACATACAAGATATGGGAAGTCTGGTTTCACTGGTACAAGAAAACAGGTGATAAATGGGAAAAGATAAATGCAGTCGTATGGAAGTATGGCTCCTTTGTACTCGGTAAAATGCGCAACCCATACTTTGACTGGGAGGGTAAGCCACACATCTTTGATAAGTCAATGAAAGAAAAAGGATTGCCCACTGAGGAGGACTTACAAAGAATACTTTTTGGTGATGCAGAGGAAGATCAAGCCAACAAAGTGTACTACAACTATTTCAAGAACGCACAAAAACCATACTTCTTTATGGTCTATGAGCCACTCGGTCTTGACCCAATTGACGCAACCAATAGAGTTGAGCAGATACTTTACTTCCAGGATCATATCAACAGAGAAGGCCAGCAAATTACTGGCATGAATGCAAGATCAGCTGGTAAGCCAGTGTTTAATGCTGATGCACTCGATAAGGGTACGGTTGAGAAAATAGATTGGAACAACTACAAGCAAGCAATCAGTGTCAATGGTGATGACATTGGTAAGACATTTACTCACGTTTCAATGCCTGCAGCTCCAGCACAGCTCTATCAAAGCAAGCAACAAGACAGGTCAATTGCATTTGAGATGCTTGGTGTGAACGCCACAACCAGAGGCGTACAAGAGAGTGGTGATCAAACACTTGGTGAAGCGCAGATGTTTAGGGAAGCAGACTACGGATTCATTGATGATCTAGTTGAAGAAACAATCAACGAAGCAGCAGAGTGGATGGCTCAATGGGCCATGCAGTTTATACGTCTCTTCTACACAAAGAATCACTTTATTGATGCAGTCGGAAAAGATGGCGAAGCTCTCTATCTAACAGTCAATCAAGATCTGGTTCAAGATGGTATGAGCGTAGTTGTATCAGCAAGTGGTGTTGATAAACTCATGCGCAAACGATTAGCAATGGAAAACATGAAACTGGGAGTGGGCGACATACTCTCATATTATGAGGATACTGAACAATCAAACCCCAAAGAACGAGCATACAAAGCGTTCTTGTTCAAAGCATCACCCATGCAGTACTATCAAGAGTTTTTAGCTCCACAAGGTGTACAACCAGGAGTACCAGGGCCAGTACAAGTGCCGCAACCAGGTGTAGAGCAACCAATGCCGCCCCAAGCTATGCCACCAGAGGCAATGCCAATGGGTGGAGGTAGTATGGATAGCGACCCACTCGGCTTATTCAAATGACAATACAGGATCTTGGACAGAAGGTCAAAGATAAATACCAGCAGTATGTGCAGTACCCAGTAGAAGAACTGGGACGTAAAGTCATTGAAAAATACCCAGAATACAAAAGAAAACTAGATCAATCCATTCAGGTAATGAATGATATAGGTGAGAGATATGGCCAACAAGAGAAGATGGGTTACTTATTAACTGGCGGTTCTGGTAATGTAGCTGGTAAGGTAAAAGACTTCTTACAAGCAAAGAACCTACCAGGGCAGACTTTGGCCCAGACATTCTCCAACTTGAGAACAAGTGATCCACAATATCAAACAAACGTAAAAATGAGCATGGGCGCACCAATAAGTGAGACAGAGAAGCAAGGCACTAGAGATTCAGCACTTCAATTCGCAGTTGGTACAACAGAACCACTCAACATGCCAGGATTTAAAGGATTGAATTCGGCAATTGGTAGTAAGTTCTCATATAAGAAGGCTAATAATATCTCGAAAGAACACTCACTCATAGAAGAAAAATTCGGTCAGTATCTTGAAAAAAACATTGATGAAGCAAAGAAAATATACAGGGAAAAGTTCGGTAATGTGATAAACACTGATAACGCCAGAGAACTATCAGAGGACTATGTAAAAGATAGGGAAAGACTATCAGCAGCTGTACATGAGCCGTCAAGTAGCTTGGCAAAAGAAATATACAAAGATATCCTCAATGAAAAAGTTGCACCAGGTAAAACAAAAAACATTCTTTTCACAGCTGGTGGCACTGGAGCTGGTAAGACAAGTGCTATTCGCGATGCTAACTTGGGTGAAAAATCTCATGCTATATATGACTCAAACATGGCTACTCTGGGATCAACTGTAAAAAAGATAGATGACACAATAAAATCTGGATTTACTGTTGATTTTACCCTAGTATTAAGAGATCCTATTGATTCTTTTGTTAATGGAGCAGTTCCAAGGTCTATTCGTATGGGAAGGACAGTACCTATTGAACAGCATATCAATACTCATGTGGGAAGTCTCGATGTATTTAAGGAATTAAAGAAGCTATACGCAGATAATAAGAAGATAAAATTCAAGGTAATAGAAAACAACTTTGGCAGAGATGGCGCAGTATTGAGGCCCATTGATTTTGTGAACGATATAGTATATAATAAAAAGGATATAGCTAACTCAGTATCGAGTGAGTTAGAGAGATTGTATGCAGATAACAAAATCACCAAAAACCTCTATGAAGGCTTCAAAGGCCACACAGGAGACTGAGTTACAGAGGGCAGATAGACTCAACGCAGAAAAACTAGAGAGTGACCCAGAGAGCCTAGAAATTGCTCAAATAATGCTTGAGAACCTCAAAAGAAACATACTCAAAGATTCCCAATAGTACCCTAGTCTACTGACTTATTCCTGCCACTTTCGGTGGTTATTTTACTTGTTGACAATATACATACTATATCGTATACTACAGTTAGAAATGAGAAACAAACAACAAACCAAAATTAAACTTCAAAGACTACTCCAGGAGACACACTCTCACACCAACGACAAACACCAGACAGAGCTTCACTACCAACTAGCACAAGTAATAGCACAGTATAAAAACTACCGAAAGGAGACAAAATGACAATCCACAAAGACAAAGGGGACGGAAACGCAAAGTGTGGGGCTACACGATGGAGAGGTGGCGCACCTTGGGTAGACAGCGCATTCACCAGAAAACTGGGATACACAGCAAACTGCAAGAGATGCCTAGGTACGGTCAAGCGCACTACAGCACCAGCAGTGATTATGGAAAACATGATTGGAAAGATATTCCACACTTCATGGGGATACGACATGACCATCAATGAGTATGCCAAAGTGATCAAACAATCACCAAAAAGCATCTTATTACAAGAGTGCTACCGAGCGGTCAGTGATGACAACGGCATGGGCAACGGCAGAGCGACCACAGACGGAGAACTAAAGCCAAATGGTGAGCAGTTCAGACTCTTCAAAAAGACAACTGCTTATGGGTACAGATGGTCAGGTGGCGGGCAATGCAGATACTGGTCAGAATGGGACGGCAGATCAAGCTACCACAACACTTGGGACTAACACAAAAACCAAATCGCCAACTTGCAATAGTTGGCTTTTGGTATATACTATGACGTATGTACACAACAAGACAAGCAGCTGAACTACTGGGATACGCAAGTGATGCGGTTATCAGACTCATGATTATAAAGAAAAAGATCAAGGCTGAGAAGTTTGGTCATGTCTGGATGATAGACAAAAAAGAGCTTGATAAAATTAAAAGATAGTTGTGGTACAATACATGTATGGCTGACGAACAACTTGATTCACAAGAAATTGCAAAACAGGCAGAAGCTATCGCTTCCAAAAAAGTAGAAGAACTCCAACAAAACTTAATCAAATCTTTAACTGGTGAAAAATCCAGATACGGTGAAACTGGCCCTGGCTCATGGGATAAGCTACATGATGATATTGTGGGTGAAGCTGTACCCAAGGCAGTTGAAGAAGCAGAGAAGAGAATACTATCAAAAATCAACGCAGATAAAAAAGCTGATGAAGATAGACGAAACCTCACACTCCAACAACAACAAGAACAAACAAAGCAAGAGTGGCAAGATCTTACCTCACAATGGAGAGAAGCAGTCAGTGATGGCTTACTCCCTCCAATCTCCGCAGGTGTACAGGAGAAACTAGACAAGGGTGTTGTTTACTCAGCACTCAGCCCAGAAGAACAACAGGATGCAGGGCTTATCGCTTATAACAGAGCAGTACAATTACATCTTGAAAAGAGAAAAGCTGGACAGTCAAGCTCTCTATATAGAACAGTGCAGAAGTATTACAACCAACAACCAGAGGGTATGAATGCTCCAGTGTTCGGTGGTTCAACAGCAGCACAACCTCAAAAAGAAACATACACTTATGAAGAGTTACACGCTGGAACTAAAAAGACATTCCGTAATAGGTTCAGGTAGTTGACTCGCTAGAAATTGTGATACAATAGCAACATAGGATTAACATTCCACCCCAAAAGGGTGGTTTTTTTGTATCTAATTTAATAAAGGACATTTATGGCAGCAGCAAATGGATTCGCAGGTGGAGACGGTATCGCTTATGGCGCACGTGTTGGTCACTTTAACTATGAGAAAGAATTAGCACAAGTAATTGATGTTGTTCTTAACTCTACCACACTGGCTTCAAGAGCTTTATATAACGCCGAAAACTTTAACAGAGCAACTCTGTTGAAAACCCTCAAAGTAGGTCGCAGAACTCAAGGTCAATGGGTGTCTGGTTTAGAGCCTTTGAATGCAAGTGCCGATAACGTCACCATTCAAATGCAATTCAACCGCACTCTGTACGCTGCTCCTAAAGTGAGCATCTTGGCAGAGGCATTTGCACGTCAATATGACAGTGCAATTGACTTTGATCAATTCGAGTATGAAGATGTGATTGATGAAGTGGTACAAGACCTCTCAGCAGCTATCGTATCAGGAACTGGAACTGGCGCACAACCAATCTCTCTTGATGTGATCTGTGATGATGGTACAAACTACTCAACAATTGGTGGTGTGAGTCGCTCAACTTATACCTCACTCGCTGGTACAAACACCAACTTCTCAGGAACTGGCTCTCTCTCAAAATTGGCAACCATGTACAGTGCAATCAGTGACACTGGCCCAAATGAGACTCCTACTGTCATTGGTACAACGTTTAGTGTGTTTGACCTCATTGAGAGTCTTTACACTCCAACCGTTCGCCATGAATATGGATTCTTGCCAGTTGGTGGAAAATACCCAGTTGCTCACAAAGCAGATGGTATGGGTAACGGATTCCAAACCCTTGACTGGAGAGGTATTCCAATCCTTCGAGATAAGGCAATCGCCACAGGTGTTGGATACATGCTCAATGAAAACTACGTTTGCTGGTACGGTGATGACAAAGCTCCCGCAAAGTATGCACAATACTTGCAGAAGATTAGTCTTGGAACTGGTGGGGTGAAAGAAGGACAGAGTGCAGATATGCGACCTTCTGACTTCCACGGATTCTTCTACCAAAAAGATCAGATGATGCCAAATCAGGGCGGTATGCTCGGACGTGTATGGCTCTCTGGACAATTGGTCAGCTTCCAACCACGCAGACAAGGTAGATTCTACGGATTCACAGGAGTTTAATAGCTAACCAATAAAAAGGAGATTTATGGCAAGTATTACAGGAACAAAAATAATCGCAGAATCTGATGTCTACGCAGTACACAGTGTGCTACCTAGTGGATACTCAATCGGTGATCTAGCATTCGGAGCAAACGGAAAAGCATTCCGCTTGGCAATGGCTGGAGAAACACTGGTTGTGGGTGACATTTATCAAGGTTCAGTTATCGACACGCAATTCAATGAAATGGCTGTCTTAACTGGTCCCCTTGGTTCAAAAGTCGCTACTATCACTAATGGTACTACCGCAGTGACCGCTAATCAATTTGATGGTGGTACAGTAGTTGTAGCAGTAACCCCAGACATTGGTAGTGAATACACCATTGTTGGCCACTCCACCGCTGCTAACGGTGCTACTCTCACACTGCAATTGGATAGACCTATTCGCACAGCTTGGACTACTTCAACAAAGGTGACTTTGCGCAGAAGCCCATATAGTGGTGTGATTAAAGCAGCTACCACTTTGACAGCAAGTGTTGCAGGTGTCGCTCTCGTAGCGGCAACCTCTGGTCAATACACATGGTTACAGACCAAAGGTGTTGCAGCAGTCTATTCAGACTCTTCAACATTCGGTGCTGGATCAGATGTGGGATGCCCAGGAGCAGCAGCTGGACAGATTGGTGTGAACGTAGCAGGTACAGGTAAATGTAATACAGTGGGTCGAGCTATGCAAGCTAACTCATCTGGTAAACCAGTTCCTGTGTTCTTGTTACTCGATTAAGTTTTTACTCTGGCCCCCGCTCAGGGCCAGGGATAAGAACTCAATACAAACGCCCTTGACCTGGCTAGACCAGAGAGGGAACAATACAAAGGAATACTATGTCAGTTTTACTTGAAGAACATCTTCCAGTTGTTAAATTTAATGGTTTAAACACAGATAAGGCAGTTGCCCTTGGCTCAACTCTCGCAGTAACAGGTGCAATTACTGCCACAGGCGGTGTAGTTGGCGCAGTAACTGGAGCAGTAACTGGTGATGTGACAGGAAATGTAGTCGGAGGAGTTAGAGCCCCAGTAACTGAGGGTACAACGGCTACCTACGCCCTTGCGACAACTGATTCTGGTCGTACCTATGTGGCAACAAGAACAAGCTCAACACAAACCTATACCCTTCCAGCAGTTGCAACCGCAGGCGTAACGTTCACGTTTATCTGTGGTCATGCAGATGGCGAGATCTTGGTCACCCCCCAAGCAAGTGAGGCAATTGTTATCACATCATTTGCAGCAGTTGGCGCAGATGCAGATACTGGCATCGTAGCTCCAGCAGCTGGCACTGGTGTTAAGAACACAGCAGCTACTAATGCAATTGGGGATTCTTTAACCCTGGTCTCCTCTGGAACCAAGTGGTTTAGTGTGGGTATAACATCGGGCATCTGGGCTTCACAATGATCTGATCTTCTCTAATAGAGAGGTTTAGCGGGTTATTAAATAAGGAGAAAAATGGCATTTTCACAATCTTTACCTAGAGATGCAAACTTTGTACCAGTATCTAACATGGGCTTTCAAGCGGTAACATCTCAAACGCTCTCTGGTAGTAATACCACTGTGGCAACTCCTTTGTTTCGTTTAACTGGTACTGTCCTCATCCTTGGTATGTATGGGATTGTGACTACTGATCTTGGATCAAACCACACAGCAGCTCACTACCGCATCAATGATCAAACAGCACAGGTGGCTCTCACATTAGCTACTGGTACAACTCTTTCAAGTCTCAAAGCTGGCTCAATGATCATCAAAAAGGGATTAGTCGCAGCAGCACTCACTGCGGTAACAAACGCAGCTGGTGCAATTAGTGAACCAACTACTCTGCAAACGAGTATATTCACCCCAGTCACTATTACAAAGAAAACTGCAGCAGTAACTGATATTGAGTATGTATACACAACGAGTAGCACACCAACATCTGGTGTTATTCAGCACTATGTGTACTACTTCCCACTCTCAGCAGATGGTGCGCTAACAGTGATATAATACACTCATGGATACAGAGCAGATTGAAGAGCAGGCTGCAAACGAGCCAGATATTTATATTTTTAACCCCACAAGTGATGACTTCACACATACCTATGATGTTTCTGGTACTGGTTCACCAGTGCCATTCACCATTGGTTCACGTGAAAGTATCAAACTACCCAAAAGAATAGCTGATCATCTAGCCAAACACCTACGCAATAGGATTGTAGGTAAAATGCCAGGAGTTATTACAGATACTATTGTTGAAGAGGTAAACAAGACCATCTATCTATGAACAAAGCCCAAATTGACCAGCTACAAGTGCTTGCTACTAATATCTTGACTGAAATTCAGACTGAAACAAACGAATTAGCAGCATTACGCAGACAATTGGAGCAAGATCAGGCCGAGGTGGTACGCAAAAGCAGTGATATATCCCAAAGACAAAAACAACTACTGGAACAAGTAGCATCAATACGCTCTGAACGTGAAGCAAATGAATCAGCACTAAAGAGTGCCGAAAAAGTAAAAGAGCTTAACTTGGCTGAGAGTATACGACTAGAAAATCTGAAAGAATCACTTACGACTAGAGAGAATGATATTGTATTAAAGGAAAATATAATCAAACCACAACTGGCACTTGTTGAGGACTTAAAAGCAAAGCAAAAACAGATACTTGATGAGTGGGAAGCGATAGACAGACAAAAATCACTCTTTGATGAAAAGGAAAAAGTGCTTGAAATAAAGACAAACCAATTATCCCAAAAAGAAGAACGCTACAAGCGCATCTATGGCGATTTATAGTTGTGATACAATACATATATGAACTTAAAATCTCTCTCAAAAAAAGAAGAATTCAAAGAAGAAGAGCAGATGGTCAGTGAAGAATTACCAGTCATAGAAAAATTAACCGCATCCCAAATGGTGCAAAAATTCCTCAAAGACAACAACATTACTCAAAAGATAACCATACTCAAACCAGACCAATCAAGCTGGGTTGGTGATGGGTTTGTATTGACCGATCAGCCATTACTAAAAGTAACATACGAATATATAAATTAGGAGGTTACCTTGCCACTAGATCTTAATGTCATACCAGAATCATCACGCTCAAAAGAGGCTATGGCTATTCACAAAGAGTTGTACATGAGGACTATGGACACATGGAGAGTACACAATCCCACTGACAAGGATTTTGTTGTGTATAACGATAGAATGATCTCAAATGAAAAGTGGGTGGTACCCAATCAAAACAAAGACATTGGCAAGGGAAAAGGCAATCAGGACGTACCAGCGTTTGTGATGCGCAGATACTTAAATAAGATGGGTATTGAGTTACTGAATGACAAGATCAAAAAGGATTGGGACGAAAGAAAACAACAATTCAGATTAGAAGAGCGTGGCAAGTTTGAAGAGACACTTGCATTGAAAACCAATGATCCAAAGCTGTGGGATGAAATAACACCACTACTGGTTGTCAAGATGGTGCAGAGATACGGTGGCGATGATATATTTGAAGAGGAACCAATCCAAGAGCAAAGAGACTCAACACTTTCAGAGGGTGAACAAGCACTCGCACGTCTCGGACTTGAGAAAAAAGAGTTTGAAGATCTGGAAGATAGTAAGAATGAACTAATGGATCAAATATCATGAAACTATATCAATTTTTAGATCAACTGTTTAACTTCCGTATTTTGAGGAATGATGACATACCACTGTACTTAAAGAGGATGTCTCAACTAGGTAAATTTGATCAGCCCAAACAAGTCATGCTTATTACTGAGCTAACAAGGAGAGTAGCAGCATTAGAGGAAAGACAAGAGCTTACTGTGTTTGAAGAAAAACCAAGCACATTACCAGTCGCAGAGACTAGCCCACTCATAACAGATCTTGAAAAAGAGCCATCTTGGAATGAACTACAACAAAAAGCAAAAGAGCTTGGTGTTTTCAAGATAGGAATGAAAAAAGAAGAAGTAAAATCAGCCATTAAGTCAGCACAGTAAACGTGGTACAATAAAAAAGGATTTATATTCCAGCTCAAGGGCTGGAATTTTTTTGTATCTTATGCCAACATACCCGACCAATTATACCGACCAAACGACCTATGCAACCAACTACGCAGATACGGTAACAAACGCAACTGGCTGGGGAAGTGATGATATATCAGCTGGTATTAGATACCTTGAGGATGGAACAACTAGGTTATTAGAGGACGGTATAACTAGAATACTGGAGTAAATATGTCGGGAAAGATATCAGATTTTTCAGAATTGTTAACAGTAGCAGACGGTGATCTTTTAGAGATTGTTGACGTTTCAGATACCTCTGGTTCTTCCAATGGCACGAATAAAAAGATAACAAAAGCCAGTCTGGTCACTGATATTGATACAACAGATATTACTGGGCTTACCTCTAGTGTTGCAGAGCTTAATATACTCACAGGAGTAACAGCCACGCCAGCAGAAGTAAATTACCTATCTGGTGTTACCAGTGCGATACAGACACAATTGAATGCTAAGCAAGCAACTATAGCTCTGACCGCAAGTAGAGCCGTAGTATCTGACGGATCTGGAGTGCTGGCCGCCGCTACAACTACAAGCACGGAAATAGGTTATGTAAATGGTGTTACCAGTGCAATTCAGACTCAGCTTGATGCAAAGACTGTTAAGTCTACCCTAACCACAAAGGGTGATATTTACGCCGCAACCGCAGCATCAACTCCTGCAAGACTTGGAGTTGGAACGGATGGGTATGTCCTAACTGCAGACTCAATAGAGACAACTGGTCTTAAATGGGCGGCTGCTTCTGGTGGTACCTCCTACTGGACAGATGTTCCAGGAACACCCACAAGAGTTTCAGATACCCAATTTACCATTACAGATACTTCAAATGCTAATCTTTACGACTTACTTTTCAAAAAGGGTGTCGTGTTGAAATGGCTTGAAAGTACTACCTTTCAAACAGCTATGGTCATATCAAGTAGTTATTCAAGTGATGTAGTAACTATAAATATAGTAGGAGATTCACTGACAGCAGGGTTTACAGCGATGAAGTACTGTATTGTAAAAGCTCAAAAAGAGACTTTTATTATTGCAGGAACTTTAGCAGCTGCCACAGATATTACAAAGACATGGTATCCGCCATCTGGAGTCTATTTACTATCAGTAGATGCCTTTGTGAAAACCGCAGGTACAACCAACGCCACGATATTTGATTTGAACGTATCAGGAACTACTAAGTTTACAGCAAAACCTCAGATTGCTAGTGCTGCAACCTCAGGGCTTAACTTTGTAGCTGATACACCTAGTACAGAAGTGGCGGCAGCAGCACCCGTAACAGTAGACGTAGATTCAGTTTCTACGACAGCACCAATAGAAGCATATATAGATTTATTTTACGTTCCAAGCGACTGGAGATACAGATGATAGTAAAAAATTGTCTCTACTGTAATAAGGAATACTCTCGTAAAAAAGGATGGGGTTTTGATAAGTTTGCTGAATCTAAGTTTTGTTCTCAACAGTGTTCAGCCAAATGGCACAGTGGAGAAAATAATCCGAGGTGGAATGGTGGTAAGCACAAATGTACTGATTGCGGGATCTTTCTTAAAGATTTTTATTCTAAACGTTGTGTTCCTTGTTTTAGGTTATTTAACCATGGAGAGAACAATCCACTTTATAAGGGCGAAAGAAAATGTATAGATTGTGGAGCAAAAATTGCTAGAAGTGATGCTAAAAGATGCAAAAAATGCTTCGGAAAAACAATAACTGGAGAAAAAAATTACCACTGGAAAGGTGGAACAAAACAGCGATATGAGCTTGGCTTTTCTTATGAAACAAAAGCGTGGGCAAAATCAGTCTACGCAAAAGATCACTACACCTGCGCTATGTGCCACAAGCACTGTAGTAAAGATATTCAAGCTCACCATATTCTTTCATGGAAAGATGCACCAGAGCTTAGATTAGAGGTAAATAACGGCATCACACTTTGCTTCGATTGCCACCTAACTACTAGAGGCAGAGAAGCATATCTCGCACCACTTTTTTATAACGTATTAGCCACTCGACAAAGTGACAGATTTGTTTGGAGTAATTAAATATGCCAGAGCTAATCAAAACTATCTTAACTAATAGTGCGAACTTAAAAGCGTATTACCGTTTTGAGAGTGGTGCGCTGACTACTGATAGTAGTGGTAATGGACATACTTTAACCAATCAAACTGCAGTGGGTGAAACAACTGGTATATTTGGTGGTGGTGGTGCTTTTAATGGTTCTCACTATATGTATACCGCTAATACTACAGCACTTAATATCACTGGAAATATAACAGTTGGCTGTTGGGTGAATTTTAATGCTGTGGCAGAAAAAGGGTTAGTATCAAAAGGTTTGCATGGTGACACAACTTTTCAATGGGCGTTAAGAACTACAAGTGGTACAAGCAAGTTTGCTTTTAGTGTTGATGATAATGGAACTTGGGGGCCACTGGGAGATGCTGTTGGTACAACCGTTCCAACCACTGGTGTCTGGTATTTTGTTGTTGGTGTTTATGATGGTGCTGCGGTGCGAATATATGTTAATGGTAAATGTGAAACATCAGCAGCTTATTCAAGTGGAATAGTAAGCAAAACTGGAGCTGTATATATAGGAACATTCTATGACACATCTTATTTAGTCAACGCAGTTATAGATGAAGTATTTATTCTTAATACTGCCCTCTCTGCCGATCAAATCAAGGAACTTTATGAAGGAAGGTTTATAGGAGAACTACGACCAAATCAGTACGGCACGACAGCAGGATTATGGCATCTTAACGGCAATAGTACAGATTCTAGTGGGAATAATAATCACGGTACTGATACCGCAATAACCTATTCACAAGCAAATGGTAAGTTTGGACAGGGAGCAGGGTTTAATGGGAGTAGTAGCAAGGTTTCTTTAGGAAATGTCGCATCATTAAAACCAACAACTGCGGTTACTGTTTCGTGTTGGATTAACCCCACAACTTACGCCAACTATCAAGCAATCGTTGTTGCAGATGGGGCAAGTAGTTGGACAGCGAATCATGGTTATGGATTGGTTCATTTAACAGCAACAAACGATGTTTCTTTTTGGATAAATAATTTCAGTAACAACGTAGTGAGTGGTGCTGTTGTTCCTGGTGGATGGCATCACGTGGCAGGTACATACGATAAACAAAACTTAAAACTTTATATTGACGGAGCCTTAATCGGTAGCGACCCGTATACGTCAGATATTGCCTATTCAACTGGCGCTGTTGCCATTGGGTGTGGTGCTGAACTTGGGCAATTATTTTGGAATGGAAAAATTGACGAAGTAATGATCTCCTCCACCGCCCTCACCGCTAATCAAATCAGAACAATGTATGCACTAGGAGTAGGGAAGTACTATTAAAGGAATATATGAGGGAAACGTTTACACCATTACTACAAAGAACACAGGATTACTGCATTGATGACTCTGTAAGTTCAACCACTAACCTAACAGCCACTAGTGTATTTCTAACTAGAGAGATAAACGAGACAGTCAAAGATTTATTTTTCTTAATGAAAAAATATAACTTACAGCCGTTACCAAAGACCACAACAACCGTGGCTAATCAGATCTTTTATCACAATCCACCTGGACTAACAAAGGCTGAGACGGTGACTTGTACTAGTGGTAACCTGGTTGTACCACTCAAAATAGTACACTCTCAAGAGGAGTGGGATAGACTACACATTTTTACTTTAGCTTCGACTTTTCCACAGTATATCTTCCCCAGAAGAAATGACTTTGGCATCTGGCCCACACCCTCAGTTAGTGGGGCCACTATAACAATTGCTGGTAATTACATACCAGTAAACATTGGTGCTTCTGATGTTTCAACTGGAACTGTTACCATAGCTAATAATTCACAGACAGTGACTTGTTCTACCGCAGCATTCACCGCTTCTATGGTTGGTATGTATTTTTGTTTAACCGACTCCACTGGGGTGCCGAATGGTAATTGGTACCCAATATCTGGATACACTTCAACTACGGTCATAACGCTGGAGAGCTACTTTGAGGAATCCACAGTAAGTGGTGCCACTTATGTCATAGGTGAATCACCAAACGTACCAGAAGAGTTACACGAATTTATACCGTATAGAGCCGCAGCTGTGTATCACCAAGTAAGAAGAAGAGACAATGAACTTGGTCAACAGTTACTCAACTACTATTATACTGGTGATTTTAACAATATGAACCGCAGGGGTAATATACGCTCTGGAGTTATTGGCTACCTACAAGATCTGCAAATGCTTGGTCGTGGTAACTCTCAGGTCACAGAAACAGGTGGTGGTCAGAAGTTTAATAGATTCAGATATGACGTATGGGGTACAACACTGTCATAAGGATTAAATATGGCAAAGCAACTTGGTAAATTACTCTCTGGTGTAGGTGGTATTGCAGACTCTCCAAAGTTCGGCATTCCCAATTCTTTTGCATGGGCCAGTGGCCTTGAGGTGAGAAGTAACCCTACACAGTTTACAGTGAACCCAAGGACAGTTCAGGAGGCGGCTGGTATTGTGACCGATCTACCCATGTGGGGTGAGTTAGCTTGTAATACAGACCTCTACTTCTACGGTAATACAGGTAATATGTACCATAAAACACCAGCTGGCGCATGGTCAATGGAAAACAGAGCTGCTCAATCAAGTGGTAATGGTCTTTGTTACTTCCCAGAGGATGGGTATTTATATTATGCGCAGAATAAGACCATTGGTAGAAAGAGTGAGCCATGTGGGAGTGGTCTATACTATGACGGTTTTCTTGAGTCAGAGGGTGGAGAGCCAACGAATACAAGAAGTATAGTATTTGCAAAAGCATCTAGTCAGTACGCCTCAGTTGCTGATAACGCATCTCTCTCTATTACTGGTGATATTTCACTAGAAACATATATTAGCCCTACTTCATTACCAGCTACAAACGAGATTCAAACCCTCATTAGCAAGTGGAATGAAAACAGTCAAAGAAGCTACAAACTAGATATTACAACCGCAAGTAACTCTTTTGGTGATGGGAGAGACGGTGCGCTTACTATATCTACAAACACCACAGAAGATCCAGTTGATGCAAACTGTACTGGAACTGTAGACACTAACACGCTGACTATAACTAACGCACACGCCTCATTTTCAGCAGTCACAAGTGGTGACAAGGTGCTTATTCATCAGACCAGAGGAACTAATGCTGGATTAGTACAGATAGCTACTGTTCAAGGATATAACGCTGGAGTATTAACACTCCAAGAATCACTCACATTTTCACCAGCTCACTCAGCCACAGCGGGGGATGCAAACAAGGCTCAAATACGAGTAATTCCCCAGTATACAACTGTGACGGTGAACGCTGGAATAACTTATACAGCCAAGGCATGGAACGGACTCAAGGGTGGTATTCTTTACTTCTTTGCTAATGCTTCAATCACTAATAACGGTACGATTTATCTAGCTGGAAAAGGCTACAGTCAAAATGGATTCCACAACCCAGTCAATGGGTTACTTGGATACACCTATTCATCAGGTAGAGCAGGTGGACAGGGTGAGGGTACTGGAGGTTTTGGTGCATATCAAACATCAACTGTTGCTGGTAGTTCTCCAGCTGCTAATGGAAACGGTGGTGGTGCAGGTGACGACTTCAACAACAAGGGTGGAGCTGGTGGTGGCTATGGCGCAGTAGGAGGAACTAATACTACATACAATTCCTCTGGTGGAAACATGGTTGGTGATGCCAACTTAACTTCACTATTTTTCGGAGGTCAAGGTGGTGGAGCTGGAACTGGTGGTGGTCATGATACAGCATATGGTGGTAGGGGTGGAGCAGGTGGTGGAATCTTTGGATTCAGAACACCTACTTTTACCAATGCTGGAACTATTAACTTAAATGGAGCCGCTGGTAACGGTGGACTCACCACGGATGGATCTGGTGGTGGTGGTGGAGCTGGTGGAGCGTGTGTTGGTTATTTTGTAACTGGAACGCTTGGCACTATAACCGCAACTGGTGGAGCTGGTGGAACCGTACCAAATGGTCGAAACGGTGGTGTTGGAGCCGTTGGAAGAATAGCTTTCTACTACCTAACCTCATACACTGGAACTACAACTCCAACAGCAACAATAGCACAGGACTCAACACTCAATACGAATGATGGCTATGTCTTACGATTCCTAGTTTCAAGCAATGGAAGCAATAGTGAGATTTACTCAACTGATATTACTAGTATGTTAGCTACTGATAGAGCCACTCGGTGGCAAGTAACTTGGGCATCATCAACTTCAACAGCTAATTTCAGTGCAAATGGAGTACTACTCAAGACACAAGTGGGTACACTAACCTCAATATATAACTCTACAGCTCGTTTCGCAGTCGCAGCTGACTACGATTCATCCTCTGCAGCTCAACACTTTGGGGATTATAAAATGGATGATACTAGAGTATGGAATGATGTTCGTACTCAAAGTGAGTTGGTTTTCTACAATGATAGAGTACTTACTGGGGTGGAATCTAATCTCTGCTTCTATGGTGAATTTGAGAACAACGTCAATGACTCTCAAACATATACAGCGACTTCAAACCTAACAGCCACCAATACTCCCACATATAGCTCAATAGTGCCATTTTCGGGTATTACAGACCGTGTGGATCAAGATTATACCGTCATATCCACTGGCTCTACTTATACACTGGGAACCTCAATTTCAGAGGGGGCCAATGATAGGCGTACTTTCCAACCCACTAAAGAACCCATCAAGTCAGTGCAACTCAAGGTAGACACCGTGGGAACTGGTAACTGGACAGTTGTAGTTCACGATGGATTAAACAGAGAAATGGCTAGTGTAACAGTGGCAAATGCTAACATGCACACTGGCTATTATGAGTTTGTATTTGCTTCATCTTTTAGACCAATACTCACTGCAAATTATCATGTGCATGTGTACTCCTCAGTTGGCGATGGGAAAATAGTCACCTCAACATTAAATAAGATGGAGGGTGATACCATCACCTCTCTTTTAACTGGTGCTGATTTTGCCACGTTCTTCCAGATATTAGTGGATGATGAATACCATCCAATTACTCAGTTCTTGAATTTCTTGGTTGTAGGGAATGAGCGATATGTGGCTACTCTTGAAGCAGGGAGTTTATACACACCACACAAGCTCACACTTCCAGCTGGTTACAGAGTGAGATGCTTTGCGATATGGAACGAATACTTGGCAATAGGAACCTGGAAGGGAACTAATATAACTGACACTGACCAAGGAAAAATATTCTTGTGGGACGGTTCAAGTGATACTTCTGGTAATGCTACAGCTAACTACATCATTGATGTACTAGAGGGTGGTGTCAACGCTATGAAGGGTGGAGCTGGCATACTTTCAATAATAGCTGGATATGAAGGCAAATTATTACAATATGGTGGTGGACAGACACAAAAAGTTACTCAGTTACCATATCGAAAACCCACCGAATATGCAGAGGTTGCGCCAGGAGCAATGACACTTTGGAGGTCATTACTTCGGGTTGGTGGTACGCTCAATACTAGTTCTTCAACTATTCACCAGGGTGTCTACTCATATGGTAAATTGAATCTAAACTATGATAATGCACTTACCTTTGACTATCCACTATCTTTGGGCGATCAGACAAGCTCTAGTGTAAAAGTAGGCTCTTTATTCCCCAAGGGTGATACTTTATACATAGGATGGCAGAATGGAAACGCATTTGGTATAGACTCTGTTGATGTGGCAAACGCACCCTATGCAAAATCCACAATAGAACTCTTGATAAGTGACCTTGGTAGTATTACTAATTTGAAATGGCCACTGGTATATAGAGTTGACTTTAATCCACTTATTGATGGTCAGTCAGTGTCTTTAAAATACAAGGCAAATAGACAAGATTCATGGAGAGCATTGAAAACACAAGATACTGAGGGTGCAACAGATGTGAGAGCAACCATTAGTCAGCAAGTGCGAGAGATACAATTAGCAGCAGACATTACAATTGATACCTCTCTTACTACTGAATCACCAGAAATAATATCAATAGCACTAGAAGCTGATCAAATAAATACACCTTTGTAATATGCCAGAAGTTAATGTACTCATGGGCCAGCAGAAACCAAAAGAAGTTGAGGCAAATATCAGACTTAAACAGGCTGACATCCCAAAGGGTCTTATTAAGCCTAGAATGCTTGAGGGTGGACTAGCAGCTATGAAGTTTGGGTTAGCAGCTGATATACCAGATACTGGAGCAATTTATCCAGTGTATTTTTCACTTGATACTGCAGTGTTAAGCATCTGGGATGGCACTCAGTGGCGTACTGTTAATTTAACATAGTAGGTGATATACTTGAGGGTAACGGATTTATTTATTCCACCCTTGAGGTGGATTTTTTATATAAGGCTCTATGGCAGACATAAATCAAGACTCAACATACGCACGATCAATGGACATAAATTTCACACCAACGGCAAGTCCCATTGCAGCGCAGCGTGAAGAGTTTAGTAAATACAATACCGACTATACCAATTTTTTAGCTGGACAGGAAACTGTACCACAGCTACAGGATAGATACTCAAATAGATACAACATCCCATTTTTACAGCAAACAAACCAGCAACAGCTGGAAAACATGGACTTTCTTGGTAATGCTATAAAGGCCGCACCAGCTTCTGTGAATTCGGCCAGCCAAAATTCACTATTAACAAGTGGCCAAAAAGACAGACTGGTGCAGGCTCGTACAGCACCATTAGCAGAGAACTATGGGAAAATTGCTACCTCACAGGCTGCAACTGGTTCTCAATTAGCAACCGCTGAGTCAAACTTGAATAAAGCAATTAGTGCTGAACAAGCTCAACAGATGAAGATGACACAACCTTGGCTACAGAAATATGATGAAATGAATATAATCCAGGCTGCAGAGAGAACACAATGGACTCAAACGAATCAATGGGAACTTAACAGACTACTCTCAAATCAAAGTACTGGTGTCACTCTTTCAGAGGGCCAACAAAACAGACTCAATCAATTGGCTATGCAAGAAAACGCATTCCAAAATGAACTCGCACTACTTGAGAAACAAAATGAGTATGCAGTTGATATGTGGGATATGTACGCAGGGTAAACTATGCCATACAACTTTAATGATCCAGTGCAAAAACAGGAATTCAAAGATAAGGCCCTAGCTGGTGGTGCTGATCCTATTGAAACTGAGAAATTTATTCAGAGTAAAATGTCAGAGGCTACAGCAGTTCAGCCAACCCCAGAACCAACCGCTTTACCAGCAATAAAAACTGATCTTATATCAGAATCACTCAAGCCCATTGATCCAGTTTTTACTCCAAAAGCACCAGAGGTAAAAAATATACTACCCACTGATGCAATTACTACTGAACAACCTGCATTGCCAGTCACCCCTCAATTGCCAGTAGAAAATGCACAAGTAGCTATGATGGCCACACAACCACTCCAGAATCAAACACAAAATGAACCAGCTGGAGCTATTATCCCCTTTGAAGCGGTTGTAACCCAGCCATTTGGGAATAGATCCAGTGTAGAGAAGTATTCCAGAGGTATAAACTTGGGAGCCGATTTTCGTGCGCCTACTGGTACGCCAATGGGAACTCCACCAGGAAAATGGGAGGTTGTACAGGCTTCACCAGGTTGGAATGGTGGGTCTGGGAATATGGTTAAGATCAGAAACATGGAAACTGGGGATACCATAGGGTATGAGCATTTGAGTGAAATAAAAGTAAAACCTGGCCAGAAGTTTGATGGTAGTGTAGTCGTTGGATTATCAGGAGGTGATCAGGGTGGCCCAGGAGAAGGAAACTCAACTGGCGCACATGCTTCAATACCATATCAAGATAAAAATGGCAGATATAGGGATATAATGACATCACCATACGCCAATAGCTTATTTGGAGGAAAATAATGGCAGCACCTACAGCACCAAACACCATGAGCGATTTTATGTCACAGGCTAAAAACTTTGTTGAAAAAGCAAAGGCTGCTGGTAAGTCTAATACCGCCATAGCTAACACTCTGACTCTCATGTACAACTTGACTCAAAAAAACATTGAGAACACTAAACAAGAGATGATGACTCCATATCAGCAAGCTCAACTGGATCTTGATAGAGAGAGACTAGATATAGCAAAACAAGGTAACTGGGAACTCACAGATACTGGTCAGATGTTTAATCCTCAAACTGGAGTGACAAAGAACAATGAAATGATACAGGAAGCTGGAACTGTCACTGGTTCAGACTTTGGATTTTCTCCACAACAACCAGCGACCAATCAGGTGCAAGAGAAACCAACTGCATTTGATTTTGAGTCGCTCTATAACTCCAGTGAGCCATCTGTACAACAGGCGGCTCCATCTCTTAAAATCAACGTGCCAGCATACAGCACATCACAAACACTCTCACTGGGTGGGAATGCCCCCATTAGTGCCAAGGATATGGGTATGCCGTCAGAGTTTGTACCACAAGCTCCAGCTCCACAAAAACCACAACAATACGCTCCACTTCAAATTGGTGGTAAAAATGCAGGCTTCACTAGTCTCTATCAAAGACCAAACAATGGAGGTTTTTAAATGTATAACTTCAAAGATCAAGCCCAGGCAGAGGAGTTTTTCATCAAGGCCACATCCAGTGGTGCTGATCCTATTGAGACGATTCAATTCATGAAGTCAAAGGGGCTTGGTGCTACTCCACCAGCAGAACTAGAACAACCAAAAACACTGGGTGGATTCGCTGGTAACGTGGTCAAATCTGGTCTTGAGACAGCTGGTAGTATTGGATCTGCCCTACTAAACATCCTCAATCCAGATATGGAAAAGAACACCCTAGCTAATGTAGCTAAGTTAGCAGTTGGCACTGGTCAGTTACTTATACCAGGTGAGCAGGGGTTAGAAGATGCACCGAGAGCAGTGGGAGCGTTCTATAAAAATAGATATGGTTCACTCAAAGCTATTGGCGATACTCTCTACAACGACCCAGTGGGTGCGTTAGTCGATGCTTCAATGATTGCTGACCTAGGGGGAATGGCACTCACTAAAGGCGTTTCCATGGCAACAAAAGGAGCAAAAGCAGTTGACCTTGGATCTAATACCGCAAAACTAGGAAAGTTAGGTACTGATCTGAGTAAGGCTGGAAAGGCAATTGACCCCTTGAGATTGGCTACTAAAGGGATTGGTAGGGTTGTCAATCCAAAACTTGAAAAAGCATCTGGTGCAGTTGAAGGTGTTGGCAAGGGAATACGTCAGGATGTATCTAGAATCTATATGCCAGCTTCTATATATGGAGCTGAAAAAGAAGCTGCAGTGGCCGCGACCCTTGATAAGTATGGAGCATTGGGATCATCACAAACAAAATA